GGAGCTTGCCGTAGAAGATTCCTATCGGCGCGCCTTCCTGCGTCTCAAGTCTCGCCACCTGGTCGAGTTGGGCGAGAGTGAGCCCGCCCGCGAGCGCAAGCGCGCTTTGCTCCGGTGTAAGCACGGGGGGCGGGAGAGTCACGATAGGATCGAAGTTGATGATTCCGCGGCCGCCCCCGCCGAAATCAAAGCCGCTGTCGTTAAAGCGGCTCTCGTCAAAGCCGCCGTCCAGCTCCAGAAATTTCCGTATCTGTCGCGGCCCGCCGGGGCGAGATCGGGAATTGACGGTTGAGGATTGAATGAACGGCATCAGTCTATTTTTTGAAGCAGTTGGTTATCGAGGAATGGCGCGCCCATGTGCCTTGCGAACGCATCGGCGCCAGGATGGCGCAGTTGGCAGTCGCCTATGGTGTATCTACAGGTAGCCAGGGCGCTGACAGAGCCGCACTCGAAACCTTTATACCGAGCCGGGCACAGTCGCCGTACATTGCGAAGCGGCGCGACGCTGACGTCCGCGTATATGTCCGAGACGATTGTCACTTTGACCGCCATCTCGTCGTCGCTCACGTCCTCGACGAGGCCTGTCAAAAAAACCTTGTGCCATTCGGTTCCCTTCTCCAGGTCCTTCCAGTAACGCCCGACCTTCGCCTCGGCGCCGGAGAGAAAACGCTCGAGATTCGCAAATTCGATCCCTAAGACTGTATCCACGTTCTGGAGTTCGCAGTCCGCCAAGTCCGCCTCGCCTAAAAGGCTCGAGCTGATTTCGGGACTTTTGCGCAGATGCGGCTGCCAGGATACGCCGGCGAAATTGAGTCTGGCCGTCGCGAAGTAGTAACTCCTGACCTCGCTGCCTACGAGCACGAACAGTTCAAGCGTGCCATGAAAGTCGAAGCGCGCATTCGGGCGATTCAGCGCCTCCATCAATCCCGGGGGCATCAGTCGCGCCATTAAACCCTCCTCCCCCTGCCCCGCGCTTTCTGGACGGCGTTGACGACAATTTCCTCGCCTGTCCGGCTATCCAGGCCGCGGGCGACCACTTCCTGAGTATCGCTCTCGGTCATTCCGAGTTGCACGAAGAGGGTTATGCTTCCTGACCCACTCGACGACGCGAAGCTCGACGGCTGCGCAGTGCCACCGAACTGGAAGGCCTGCGCAGGGCCGACCCGCATTGCCGTCCTCGGGACGCCGGCGCGATCGAAGACGCCCGGATTGGATTGCGCTATCACTGACGACTGTTGAGCGAGCGTGAGGACCTTTTCGCCCGGGCGCAACATCGCCAGGACTGAATCTCGGCCGCGGTCAATGCCGGGAACTGTACCGCCGCCGGCGAACTGCGGGACAAGCCTCGAGTCTATGGCGGCGAAGCGAGCGGCGTCAGCGGCTTTACGCTCCTGCTCGGCGATCAGGGGCGGTATGCGCGCCTCGAAGACCCTCCGGAGGTCGGCCACCTGGTTCGTGAGCCGGCTCTCGACGACCGATTTGGTTTTCAGCCCGCTGATCTGCTGCCGGAACGTACCAAGGATCTGGTTTTCGAAGATCAGCCGCGCCTGGCTCCCTGGGATCTGGCCGCTGGCAACTCCGGCCGCCAGTTCCTCGATGCCCTGGAGAGCCTGCGTCAAAAATTGCCCGCTGGCTTCTTCGTCCTTCCTGCGCTGCGCGGCTCTACCGAGAAGGACTGAGCCGACTAACAAACCGACGCCGGCGATCGCCGTGATCGGATTGGTGAAAAAGGCAGTGGCGGCTTTACTGAAGATTCCCGTCGTCAGCTTCGCAGCGAGGAGCCCTCCGGTCAGGAATCCGCCGGCGCTGCCCGCGATCTGGCCCAGGACGCTTTGACCACCGAGCGAACCGCCCAACGACAGGCCCAGGAACGGAGCGGCCGACGCGATTGATTGGCCGATATTCGAGAAGAATCCGCCGACTCTTCCCGCCGTTCTCGGCACAGCCGAGCCGATGAATTCGTCAATCGTACCGCGCGCGACGCCCGCCGTTCGGGGGACGCTCGCCCCGATGAATTGACCGATGCCGGAAGAGATCGAAGGCGGCGCCGTAATTCCTCCCCCGCCGCTGATCGCGTTGGCGATTGATTGAAACGCGCTCGAGCCGGCGTTCGCCGGGAAGGTTGAAGGCGTCCGGAAGATGTTGCCCGCGGCGCCGGCGAACGAAGGCCCACCGAATGCGCCGGCGATCCCGCCGAGTAGCGGCGCGAGCGCCTGGCGCATCAGATTTTGCAGAGACTGGCCAAGTAGGTCGTTGAACAAGTCGCGCACCGCCTGCTTGAGGCTGCCGAGAAGGTTTTTCGTGTCGGTTAATGCCCTGCTCACGTTCTGGCCGAAGCGCTCGAAGGCGTCGCCGCTGTCCTCGATTTGACTGTTGAAGCCCCGCATGAAGCGTTCGTTATTGCTCAGTTCGACACCGAGCAGCCGAACGCGCTCAATCTCGACGTCGATCTGAGAGACTCTGGTAAGATTTCCCAGTTCGATGGCGAATTCGCGCTCGGTTTCGAGAGCGCGCAGGATTTCATCTCTTTGCTGACGCTGGACAGCAAGTATCGCCTGCCGGGCCTCCGCTTCGGTCAGTAATCCAAGTTGGACCTGATTCTGAATCCGGACTTCTTCGAGTCGAAGTTTGTTGTTCTCGCGCTTGGCTATCAACCCCTTTTGCTCGATCTCATTCAGACGCTCAAAACGCGCCACATCCTGGGCCGGCAAGGCCCCAAAGAACTCTTCTTCGAATCCAGGCAGCCTTGCGCCGCGCTGGAAAAGGTCCGGCGCTGTGGTTAAGGTTGGTAACTTTCCTTCCTTTACCGCTTTTAGAGCCTTCAGAGTCGCTTGTTCTTGCCCGGTCGCCACCGGCGCTTGCGACAAGCCGAGTTCGCGGCGTAAGTCCTTGATTTCTTCGAGCGTGCGCTTTATGTCTCGTAGATCATCGGCCTTGACCGACAAGTTGAACTCGCGCCCGGTCGCATTGCGCAGGACTTCAATCTCTCTGTTGAGGTCTTTGACCGTCTCGGCTAGTTGCTGAACTTCGGTTTTCTTCGCGGAGGCGGCGCCACCGCCGTTATTGCCGCTTCTGTTAGGAGTTATGTCAGGCCTGCGTATACCGCCGATGACCTCGTCCATCGAAAGCCCGAACGGCAACACTTTTGCCAATCTGGCCTGTCTCGCTGCTTCGTTCTCGGCCCGAACGTCGTCTCTGAAAAACTGCTCGGCGAGTTTTCTTGTTCGGCTGCCAGAAAAATCCCCGCTTGTCAGGCCGCCAAGCGTAGCCAACATCAAGGCGGTCTCACGTAATACGTCTTTGAATCCGCCCGCCCCCGCCAACTTAGCAGCCTCGGACACTATTCTCCCCATCTCTACGGCGACGTTGCCCAATTCGCGCGCCACCGCAACGATTTCGTTTTTCGAGTCACGAAAAACCTGCGTGAAGGTCGGGCCGAATCGTTTAACGGTATCCTCAATGTCTTTAAGTATAGGCAATAGAACTTTCGCCAACTCATCGCCGAGGGGGGCCAGACCAGTCAGGATGTTCTCTTTTGTCTTTTCGATCTGAGTACCAATTGATTCGTTGACCTGCGGAAAGCGTTTGTTGATCGTATCGCTGAGGCCGCCGAGGAATGTCTCCATCGTCAGGGTGCCCGCCTGTTTCAGCTTTCGCAGTTTCTCGGGGTCTTTGGTCCCGAATGCTCCCTCAAGCAACTGCTCAAAGATCGGAACCTGTGTGAGCGCTTCCTTGATTTGGTCCCGCTCGAATCCACCTTGAAAGATTTGAACAAGGTTGCGAGTGAAGGTCTGAGGATCTTGTATCGTAAAAATAGCGTTGAGTTTGCCAACCGACGTGATGACTCTGTTGATCGTCGTGTCGGCAATCTCACCGATCGCCTTCAATTGCGCGAAAAGCTGCGTGGCGAACGTGGTAGTTACGCCCGGCGACGACTCAGCCAACTTGCGCAGTTCGGCAATCTTGGCATTCGCGGCTGTGACCGAGCCGGTGAGAGCAACCAGGGTCTGGCGCGTCTTGTCGAGGTTGATCGCCGATTGTAGGGCGCTCTCGGCTATCTGCTTGAAGAACGCAGTTACGCCGATTCCTGCCAGCCCGGCGAGGCCGGCCGACAATTTGCTGAAGGCTCCCGCCGTGGCCTGCGCCGCGCGCTCCATTTGCTGCTGCACTCGGACCAATTGGATCTGGGCGTTGGTCTGAGCTACGGTTTCTTTGGTGGTTTTGTCCAGCGCGGTTGAGAGAATATTCTGCGCCTGGCTCAGATTGCCGTTGACTGAAGCCAGGCGAGCCTGGGCCTGCGCGAGCCTGAGCGCGGCGGCTTCCTGATCCCGTAATCTGGGCGTTATGGGGTCCCTGCCGCCGCCGCCTGGCCCGCCGCCGAAGAGAGGACCGAGCGCCGCCCGCAGTTTCTTCTCGATCCTGTCGGCTGCGGCGCTGATCTCCTTTTCGCCAAGCTTGATATTTATCTCAATCGCGTCGTCCATCATTACCGTCCATGCGCCAATCGAGACAAGTGCGCTATATGGTCTTGAGACGGCCCCGACTGCTGCTGCGGGCGCTCCAGGCGCTGTTGCCATCTGGCCTCAGCGTATTCGAAAGCTCGCAAGCAGGCCCACTGCATCGGCATCAGCGCATCAGGCCATTGATAAGTTATCCGCTTGCTGCTGGTGAGCCTGTAGGCCATCGAGATAGCCTCAGCCAAATGTGCCGGTCGCTCCTCCGGTTTCGATTCAAAGGCCTCGCAATACCTGCCCGGGCCAGGCTGACAAACTTGGAGAACGGGCAAATCGTCGCGCTTGGTAATGCGCCGGCGCTCATGCACCCGCTCTCCCTCTTCATCCGCGCAAGCCGTTTCACCCGGGCAAACCCAGCCTTTTAACTTGTGCCTCAACTGATTTTGCTTGAAGAGATATTTCTCCAAGTCTTCAGTGAGGCGCGCTATTTTCCCCACCAGACCTGAACCAGCGCCGCCATAATGTCGACCTGCCACTCGCCAAGGAACGCGTCTGCGAATTTGGCCTTGTTCATCGTTGAGAACGGCTCATCGTCAACGGTGATCAGTTCGTGGAGTCCGGCGGCCGGATCGGCCTCGACGTTGACCAGCGTCCCGGCAAATAGATCCCGATAGGCCTTTTGATTGACGGACGACGTGCTTAACTTGGTTTTTCCTTGAACTTCCGAACTGCCGATCGAATACGAGCCCTCGAAAATGTCTTTCTGTTTTTCGCTCCATTCCGCGATCCGAAGCTTGATTGAGGCGTAATAGGAGTCGCGCACACCGAGGCGCAACAAGACAGCCCATTCGCTTCCCGTCAGCGTCATCACGCTCTCGTTTTCGAGCACATCGACATCGCACTCGAATAGCCAGCGGATAGCCGACTCCTTGTGGGCGGCGCGGGTCTGCGCGCGAAGTTCGGGCGTCAACTCGACCCAGTCTTCGCCCATGCCCGGATAGCCCTTGATGGCGAGACTGATCTCATCCCACAGCCGGATGCGAGCGCCGGCGACCTTCACCTTCTCGTCTGTGATCTTGCCGCCGCCGAGAATGCGCTGCTCGGTGACGCACTTCTTTTTATACTCAGACTCCTCGCCTGGTTTCGGCCTGCGCAGTCGGTGTTTGACCGTGATGTCGCCGAGCGGTGGCCAGGTGATAGGAAAACCGACTTCGAAATAAGGCCGATTGAGTTCGAATGCGCGCGGGACTTTTGCCTCTGGCGTTGGAGCTTGGCTTTCGGTGATGAGGTTTTCGAGTTTTCCGATTGCTTCTGACATATGCCTCCCTGTGGCAAGCCCTGGAATGAAGATCGGCCCGCGGGCGCGCCAGGAATTCGCGCCCTGTCCTCGCAGTGCGCTCCACGAGTAAGCGGGCCGATGGTTGTTGAGAATTGCTATTCGGCCGACTTTTCGACCGGCGTAAAGTCGACGTAGAACTCTTGACCGTGCTTGAAGACGTCGGACGCCGGCGGATTGTTGATCGTGATCTCGACAGTTCCTGACGGCGTAGCCTGGGCGAAGCGCTGGTTTTCCGGGATGCCGTCGTCATAGACCGCGTGCAATACGATCGTCTTCAGGCCATTGGGGTCATCGGTGTAAGTTCTGATGTTGTTGACTCTGAATTTTGCTCTAACCATCTTTCTCCTTTTCCACTTATTGAGCGGACAGCGCAGATCGCGCATCCGCCATTTCGTCCGCAGGTCCGAAAGCGGCCAGTGCGGACATCTGCACTTCTTACAAAACATGCCTGTCTGTGTCAGTTTCAATTCGGGACAAGCCAGGCAGGCTTCCTCGCGCTCGGCTCCCTGCCAAAGCGGCACATCGCCGTAGCGCACGAAAGACCAAACGGCGCGCAGAAAACTCTTTGCGTTCTTCAGGAACAACATTCCGTGTCGATCTCTGCTCCGTCTACAGAGGTTTGAGCCTCGTAATTGCCTCCATTCCGCTCAATGATGTCCTTCCGATCGATAAGCGCCTGTTTCTTGCGTTCAAGCAGGAAGCGCGCCTCTCGCTGCTCATGCGTTTCCTCGGGCGCCTGTTCGACCTCGACGGCCGTCTCTTCGATCTCGACGATCGCCTCTTCGGCCACTTCTTCCAAGATTTCTTCTTCCATAACTTCCTCAATTGAAAATAGGCGAGACGCCGTTGATTCCGTTGACGACATCAATCCTCGCGCCGTTCGTCACCGTGTCGAACTCGGTCGCGAAGGAAAAGCGGAAGGCCGCGTAGCCGTCAATGTTGTCGCCTCTGACACCGTTGAATTTGGCCTTGGGGATTACGATGCTCAGTTCTTCGTAAGTGCCCGTTCCGACATCAAGCAAAGCGCCGCGCGCCCCGAATTTCAGGTTAGTGAGTTGAATGCTCTTGCACATCTTTTCCCACTCGGAGATCCGGTTACCGACTAAATAGGTGATTTCACCCTGCATAGTGCGCCTGCCTCGCACGCTCTTATTGGCATAAGCGCCGAGGACTGGCCCGGTTGTCACGGCGAAATCACCCGGCGCTTGCTTCGGATCGCCGCCGCACCTGGCGACATTGACGTTATGATTATTGTTCAATCCAATATTCCAATTGCGCCATCTGCAATCGGTCGCCAGCGCTCTCAGGCCGACGTCGTCTGTGTATTCAAGGAACGGGAGAGGATCGAGGCACGCGAATGCGGGCTCGGCGGGCAGCGTGAAAGCTCCAGGCGTTGTGATCGTGCTGTTTGTTGTGGTGATGCCCGTGCTGGTGTCGTTGCTCAGGGTAATGAGCATCGTCAGGTCGTTCGGCGCGGTGTGCCTAGGGGTGAGCGTGATAGTTGCGCCCGTTCCGCCGAGGATAAAGAAATCGCCTACTTCCGGATCATTGGCGAGCGCGGTACGGGCATTCGGCCCCCACACCGCAGGGGCCTGGCCGCTGGTTACGGCGAAAGTAACGATCCTACCCCCGCCTTGCATGTTCGCGGCAACGACAGTTGCCTTCCCGAGGCCTGTCGTGCCTATTGTGCCGGTCGCTGTTACGGTTATGACCTGCTGCGTCCCGATCAAATGCGGAATTCGATGCTTGCCTGACGTGAGCAAACTGAACGCGATCTGAAAATCCTCGTCGACGTTTTGTGACATCGAGAAGTCGTTGACGACGGCTCCGGGCCAAATCGTGCTTGCGCCTCCGCTCACCGTGACGGCGTTGAAGGAAGGTAGCTGCGTCCCGGCGGTCTTAGGCTTCAGGGGCGCGGAATGCCTGAACGCGACTCCGGTCACCACTTCGACAGGCGTAAGAGGAGTCCCGCCGAATGCGCGCATCCCTACTTTGCCGTAGGTCCGAAAGTTTGCGCGATCATTGAGACCGATAGTCGTGTTGCCGAAACGCTTCAAGCACTGGCTTGACTGAAATTCCGAGGTTACGCCCGCCCTGCCCCCGTCGCTGGAAAACTCCGGCACGGGAATTATAACGGCCGAATTCTGCCAGCCTGCGCGCTCGTATTTCGTCCCGTCCGTGATCGGCGTATTGAAGGGTCCCTCACGCTCAGAGATGTACAGTTCGGCATCTTCTAAAAAATGGTCATTAGGCATAACTTCCTCCGTTTAAGAACAGGCAACAGGGCCGTAAAAATTGTAGGCCCGCAGAATTGCCTTCGATATTCGCACCTGGCCGTTTGTCGTCGGCTCAGGCCGATTCAACGAGCCGGCGGGCCACTGAATCGGTTTCACCTTCGCATGCTTCAAAATCGCCGGCAGCTCGCCTCTGTACCTGAAAGCATTGGTTACAGCGTCGCGTTCCAGGCTCGCCTCCCGGTCGGAGTTCGAGGTGTCAGAACCGCTGCGGTGCTGCGTGAGCTGGCAGAGTTCGTACACAAGTTCGTACAGCGTGCCGCCCTGGCGCACGTCGGAAGGGATCATCGCCTTTTGCACGACAATCCAGGCGTGAATCTTCTTGCCGCTGTCGCGCAGTTCGTTGATCGCAGCGGCGTCAAGAACGCCCGCAACATCGCGCCCCTCGACTAAGGGCGGCGGCGTAAAAGAACTGGTGAAAGCCTCGATCCGCGCCACGATCGCCTCCCTAATCTCGATCTCGCTCGCCATCTATGCCTGCCTCCTCAAGAATTCCTCGATCGCCGGCCTCACAAACGGCCTCGGCGATATTCGCGGCGTCCCGCGTTCGAGAAGAATCGCATGCCGTGCGCTGATTCTGATTTCGCCGACTACCGTGCCGGACTCCTCTCGGACGCCGAGCTCGCCGATCGAATCTTGCAGGTCGCCGCTCCGGCGAGCCGGCGGTTCGCCCGGCGCCGACGCTCTATATCGGTCGCCGCTCGGCCTGCGATACTCCCGGCCAGTTTTCGGAGCATCGAACCCTTCGACGAGGATGGCGCGCAGGGTGTTGAGCTTGGCTTCGATGATCGGCTTCGCCTGGCGAATTACGGATTGCTCGAACGCCGGCGTGATGATCACGTCGAAGTTCACGGCAACTCCTCCAGCGGCGCGACCCAGAAGCGCCAGAAGCGATTCGAGCCTATAGGCGGCCAAACCCCCGCCTCGGCTCCCGAGCCTCGCAGAATCCCGTACCTCTGCTTGCCGTGGTCGATCGCTATTGTCTTATCCGCATGCTCTTTGGTTATCAGCCCCTCTTTGATAGTCAACTCAAACGACACATGCGGCGGGAGACTCCTGCCGGCGGGATCGTTTTCGCGGCGGCCGAAGTCTTCGACCTCCAGCAGGGGAATAAAGAGGCCGGTCCCGTCCTGCCGTTGCATGAGGGCGACCTTCTTCACCTCGCCCTGTCCGGCGATGTCGAGCTTGTTTTCCCATTCGATTTGGGCCGCTTGTACGTCTGCGAGAAGGCTCATGCCAATTTAATAGGCCCGAAGGATTCCGCCATCCGGCGGCAGTGCTCCGTGATCTGCGAATACATCTGACGATCACGGTCAATCAACACGGAGGCCTTCGCGGCTTTCATCAACCATGCCTGTTGCGCGGCCTCTCGCACGTCGAAGACGTTCTCAAAGTCCGTGCCAGCCTCGCGCCATACAACGGCGCTATCGGTGACCGTTGCGCCGTTGCGTATGGGCCAGGCGGGTTCTGTCGCCGCTGTTATACCGCCCTGCTCACAGACATAGCGGTGACCGTTCTTTGTTGTCGGCAGTGTGACGGCGCCGTGAATGAATGCCGTTGTCGGCGCCCAGAAAGAAGCCCGTTGAACGGACTCGAGAATCGCATCCAGCTCCGGATCATCCAACTTCGGCTCCGTGTCGGGCTGCGCGTAGCGGCGCAGCTCGGCCTTCGCTGCCTCTTTATGGTCGTCAACGGTTGGCATTACTTCTTATTGCCCGGCTTCGCTTTGCCTTCTGGCTTTTTGCCGCCGTCGGTCTGCGGGTTGTCACCCTCGCCGGCGTTGGGCTTTTGATCGCCTTCAGGCTGATTCCCTTCGCTGCCTTCGGGCGACTTCCCTTCACCTTCGCCTTGACCGCCTTCGGGCTTCAGATCTCCTGAAGGCGAGGCGTCAGGCTGCGACTCGTCTTTGATCAGGCCGTACTTGCGCGCGGTCGCCTCGGGCAGTTCGCAGCCTTCGCCGACCAGCAACAGCGCGCCATCAGGGTCGCCCTCTTCGACAACCCTGCTTCCGTCGGCGGTCGTGTATAGCCGCCGGTCTGAAATCCAATTCGGCATAGGTTCCTTTGCCTCCCATTCTTTAGGCCAATGAAGCGCCATAACTATGTTTGAGTTCCGACAACCGTCCAGCTTGGCGCGTTTGGCGTGCCCGTGTTGATGTAGAGCTTGCCGTTAGTCGTGTCTTCCAGGATGTGGCCTTTGGCCGCCCCTCGAGCGGTCGCGGTGACGCCTGGCGTGGTGACCGCATTGCCCAGGGTTGGGGCTGTGCCTGTCAGGTTATTAGCGGCAACAGTGATCGGGTTCTCGATCTTCTGACGGGTTCGGTTCGCGCCGAAGGTCAGAAGGATCGTGCCGATGCCGGCGGTCAGCGTGCCGGCTGTCGCGACAACGCCGCTGGCGCCGATAGACGCCAATGCCTGCAATGCCGCATTGATATTCGCCAGCAAGGTCGCGTTGGTGCTCGACCAGGCGATGTCCCCTGTGGTAAAGCCCTCAAAGGCCAGCTTGAATGATCCGGCGGTGGGCGTCCCGCCGATAGTCAGGGTTTCAACCTCGTCAGTCCCGGCGACGGGTACGCCAGGATTCAGAAGCGGCGCCCCGTTTACTCCCTCGATGATCATGATTCACCTCTTGAAAAAGTAGGGGCATGGGACACATGCCCCTGTGTTATTCGCCAGTATCGGGCTGCTTTGAGG